ATATCGAAGAGAAGAACGATTTAATGCTACAGACTGTTGAGTTTGCCGATATGCAACCTGTTATCCAAAATGGGGAAACCTTGGTCTTCGGAAGACCTTGCACTCTGTCTTACGAAATAACTAACACAGTGAGCTTCGATGTTGCAGATGGAGTCAAGAAGTTCATATACAAACAAAGAGGAGGTAAAGTTTGATGGCAACACGCAAAAAAGAGCCAGTCGAAACAGCCAAGGTAGAAGAAACTAAGGTTGAGAAAGCTAGCAAGCCAGAAAAACAAGTCAAGGAGCAACCCGCCACTTTAAGCGGTTATGTTCATATAGATGTCTTCCTAGATACTGCCGGAGTGATTTTTAACCTTCACCCTTATCAACAAGCAGGATTTAAGGCATTTATGTCAGGTAGTCATTATCAAAAACGTGACACTGATTTCATTCCATATCTGGAAGAATACTTAGGAAAGGAAGTTAAATAATAAATGGCTGTAGAACAATTCCCACGTAAAAGAGTTTCACGTCCTCATACTGAAATCACAGTAGATACAAGTGGTATCGGTGGAGGGTCAAGTAGCTCTGACAAACTATTAATGTTAGTAGGGTCTGCCAAAGGTGGAAGCCCTAATACGGTTTACAAATTCCGTAATTACCAAGAAGCAAAGAAACAGCTTCGTAGCGGTGAATTACTTGATGCTATCGAAATTGCATGGAACGCTTCGGATGTAGGTACACAATCAGCAGGAGACATCCTTGCTATGCGTGTCGAAGACGCTAAGAATGCAAAGTTAGAAAAAGATGGTATTACTATCAGTTCTAAACTATTCGGTTTAGAAGCTAATGAAATCCAAGTAGCGTTAGAAGACAATACATTGACAAGTACAAAACGTCTTACCATTGCCTTCAACAAAGACCGTTACAAGAAAGTGTACGATAACTTAGGTAAAATCTTCTCAATCAAATACACCGGTTCAGCGGCACAAGCAAGCTTCACAATTGCCGAGGACGCTGTCACTAAGTTAGCTAACAAGTTAACGCTTAAAACTGGTACTGCTTCTGAAAGCATGACAGAAGCTATGTCATTTGACCTAGGTCGAGGTATTTACACAAACACAAGCACGTTAGTAGCAGAAATCAATAACTTGCCTGACTGGGAGGCTAAATTCTTCCCTATTGGAGACAAGAACGTTACTACTGCTTCATTCGAAAAAGTAGCGGATGCAGATGTGAAAGCAGGAGAAGTTTTCGTAACTGCTCTTGGTGGAGATATCCAAAAACAAGTTGAGTACGATGACTATGTTACTGTAGACATTGACCGCAGTAAAGAAATTACCGCTTTCGGCTTGACAAACCTTGCAGGCGGGGTTGACGGAACTATCCCTGAGTCATGGGCTGACAAATTCCAATACTTTGCTAATGAAGGTGGATACTACCTAGTACCATTAACTGAAAAACCTGCGGTTCATGCAGAAGCTTTAGCATTCGTTAAAGACCGCTCTGATAATGGTGACCCAATGCGTATCTTAGTTGGTGGAGGTTCTAACGAAACTGTAGAAGAAAGCATCACTCGTGCAACAAACTTGCGTGACCCTCGTGCTTGCGTTATCGGATTCTCTGGTACTCGTAAGATGGACGATGGACGTTTAATGAAGTTACCGGGCTATATGTGTGCTTCTCAAGTAGCAGGGATTGCAAGTGGACTTGAAATCGGTGAAGCCGTAACATTCAAACACTTCAATATTACTGACGTTGACCGTAAGCTAGAAGGTACTCAACTAGATACTCTTAATGAAAGTGGAGTAATCGGTTTAGAGTTCGTCCGTAACCGTACTGTAACGAACTTCCGTATCGTGCAAGACGTTACTACTTACAACGACAAAGCTGACCCAGTTAAAAATGAGATGTCTGTTGGTGAAGCAAACGACTTCTTAGTGTCAGAATTGAAGATTGAATTAGACAACGCCTTCATTGGTGCTAAAGTTGTTGAAACTAGCGCAAGCTTAATCAAGAACTTTGTTCAATCATTCCTAGACCGTAAGAAACGTGCAAGCGAAATCCAAGGATATACGCCTGAGGAAGTGCAAGTAGTCCTAGATGGAGATACGGCTATGATTAGTATGACTATCTACCCTATCCGTAGCTTAAACAAAATCCAAGTGTCTATCGTCTACAAGCAACAAATCCTTACTGCATAGTACAGGTAGTCTTTAGCTATATGCTATTGATGAAGGTCGGGGGCTATATGCCCCTGCCCTATTAAATAAACTATTAGGAGTGAAATATAAATGGCTAGCGTTGGAAATCAAACAGTCCATACTGGTAATACAGTGTACCTTATGATTGGTAACAAAGTCATCGGACGTGCTCAATCAGCATCTGGTGAACGTCAATATGGTACTCAAGGGGTATACGAAATCGGTTCTATTATGCCTCAAGAACACGTTTACCTTAAGTACGAAGGTACAATCAACTTAGAACGCCTACGTATGAAGAAAGAAGATTTAGCAAGCTTAGGTATCACCGCATTAGGTGAGGATATCCTGCAACGTGATATCATTGATATCGTAATGATGGATAACTTGACTAAGGAAATTGTAGTAGCCTATAGAGGTTGCTCGGCAGTGAGCTACTCGGAGAGCTTCACGGCTAACGAGATAACAAGTGAGAGTACGCAGTAACGTTGATTATAAAGGGTTTGTAGCCCTTAAAATAACAAAGCTGTGCTAGTTTGTAAAGAGCTAGTATCGAGAGTTAATTGCTTTGAATCCCTAAAGCTAACTAAACTACAACGTAGTCTGAAAAGACAAGCGTGAATGTTGCGAAAGCAGAAAAAATTAGTTAGATGACATAAGGTTAAATCCTAAGTGTTAGTACAATGGGTCTTTAGCAGGGACAGCCCTAAATCGAAAGATACGGGACACCTTCAACGACTATCCTCTGACGGAGGAGTAAAGCCACAAGCCAATGGTGGAAGAAAAATTCTCTACCCTAACAAGGGTACCCATATAGTCTGAGCTAACATGAAAGTGTTAGAGGCAATTGCCTACTTGAGAGTTGCGACTCAAGGTAACAAAACTGTTCACTTACTTAACATCTGCAAAAGTTCGTTAGTTAAACTTTACCACCTAGGTGCTTGCTTAGGTGGTAATCTTGTGTTATATTACTTTTATAGATGTAGGATACGTAAGGAGGCAACTATGAGAAAAGTATGGACAACACAAGAACGTAACGAGACAATAGTACAATGGGCAATGGACAACAAAGTAGTACTGCTTGAGGAATCAAAAAGTTTTGTTAGTAATAAAGCCCCTATATATTATAAATGGCAATCAACTGAACTTAAAGGCTTAATTGGTAAAACGAAATTTGACAACATTGTAGTCGGAAACAAACCTACAGTAAATGGGTTAACCGAAGAAAGTAAACAGTTACGAGCAAAACAACGTTTTGCTGAGTACGGATTAGAGCTTTTAGAGCCCTACAAGGATTTTAACACTAAACACAGCGTTAAGATTACTAAGGGTACGTATAATGGGTTTCACGGCAAGACCTCTTTAAGTGCCGTTAATCAAAAAAGAACTAGAGGGAAGAAAGAAGAAGTTACGTTTTCTATTCTAACCGACTCTGAAAAGGAACGGCACTTTACTGAGTTTGCTGAGCGTAGAGGATACAAAATACTAGAGTTTCCTAAGAAACTAACAGTTAGAGGTAAGTGCAAGTTGTTATCTCCACAAGGCCATGAATGGGAAACGGTATGGTATCACTTTGCCTACCAAGGCAACTGCAACTGTCCACAGGATGTTAAAAGAAGTATCGGGGAGCGTATGGTTAGTAGTATACTTACTGCCAATGCCATTACTTTTGAAGAACAACGAAAGTTAGTTATAGATGGTCGAACACTGTTTTTGGATTTCTATTTACCTGACTATAACTTGGCGATTGAGTATAATGGTAGACAGCACTATGAGGCAGGGAGTGGGTTCCTTGAGGGAGCGTTAAAAACTATACAAGAACGAGACCAAGCAAAACGGGCGTGGTGTCAACAAAATGAGGTAACACTTGTAGAAATCAGTTACTTAGTAAATTCAGTTAGGGAAGTAGCCGGGCTATTAGCAAAATATGTGCCTATTACGGAGTTTGACGTGAATATTTCTTACGCAAATGGTCTAGTGTCGCAGGAGGTTATTGATTATTATAAGACCCATTTAGGAAGCGAGACAGCAGAACATTTTGGAATTACCAAACGTCAATTGGGTTTACTTTGTCAAAGAGCAGGGTTTAACAAAAGGGAAGCCAATAAAAGGATTGACAAAGGGTAAAACATATAGTAATATAACTATAGAATCAATTTTCGAATTTCAATTCAATCTCTCTTTTATCTTAGACCTAGTAGGAGTGCTAGGTCTTTTTTTGTGTGCGCAAGGCTAACTAGGTAGTATGCTATAATAGTGTTAGACATGCTATATTATTTAGTGAAAGCATAAGGAGGATGTAATACATGACAGAAGAAACAAAAGACTTACAGTTAACCCCTGAGCAAGTCAAGCGCTCAGAGTTGATTAAAAAGTTAAATGATGGGGAAACTCTAACAGATGAAGAAATCGACCAATTAAAGTATTTCAACAAAAAAGAGGAAGTACAAAAGATTGACCGTGTTATCCGTGGAGTAAATGACATTTTTAGTAAACACTATGATTTTAAGAATGAGTGGGGTGTTGAGTTTGACATCTCAATCAAAGCACCTAACGCTATTGAGCAAGGAACTATCCAAGCTCGTAGAGAAGCGTACTTACAAGGTATGGGTATGGCAGTATCCCCATATCAGTTCCAAGTGTACCATACATTAGCAACTATCCGTGTATGCGGTGTCGTTGTACCAAAAATTTTGGAAAAGGACGAAGATATTTATAATTTAAATATCTTGTATGCTATCGGTCAGGACTTCGGTGACTGGCTATCTACCTTTCGTCTCTAGTCTACAAGAGTTTGGTGGAATGCACGGACTCTCTCGTACACCTTACAGTAGAAACTTGTGGTTGATTATGAAAGAGTTCAATGTTCTACCTACTGATGAACGTTGGTTGAAACTAACAGACATGCAAATCGACTGGATACTTAATAGTATGCAACGTGACGGTGAAGAATTAGAACGCCGTAGCAGTGGTATGGAACTTGAAGCAGAGTTCCAAGACTACGACAACTCATGGTATGAGGTTAGTCATGAAGAGTTTAATCCTCTTCGTGAGGGTGATGATGAGGAAGAAATTGCTCGTCAATTAGCTTCTATGACCAGTGAAGAGGATATGGCAAGATTGAAAGCTAGATGGGAAGAATCAGAGGAAGTGGAAAGCATTCGTGCTCAAGGAGGAACCACTATCGAAGAAGATACCATTAACGAGCTTATCGCTAACAACGTCAAGAAAGCCATGGAAGAAGCTAAGAGAATTGAGAAACACGGTGGTAACAAATGGAAAGAGAAATCTGATATTGAGCTTGAAGAGGAGAAGTCTAACATGCAATTCAAATCTCAGCTTAAACAGGAAGCTCTTACAGATGCTATTGCTTTGTTCAACGGTGAAGAACCACCAAGCAAGGAGGAACCGTCAAGTAGTCCTGAAACACCTGACGATGACTTCATAATTTAAAACTAGGGGGTAGGGTATAACCCTACCTCTTTCTTTGTAAAGGAGTGTGGAAATGAATAATAACGTATGGCGTATGTTTATGGATATAGACTCAAGAAATGCCAAAGCAAAGCTTGATGAAATTGACAAATTAATGGATAAAATTGAGGCTAAATCTGATAAAGGAGCTAGCAACTTTTTCCATTCATCCCAAAAAGATATTGACGAAGCCATCGCAAGTATGCAAAGGTTCATCGAGGTTAAGAAAGAACTTGATGAAGTAGCTAACAAGAAGATGGGTGAGTTTGGGGCTACAGGCAATCTTGAAGGTATTAACAAGGCGAAAGCAGGATTGAAGAGCCTACAGGATGAAGCACAAAAAACGCAAGCAAGCTTCACTAGAATGGCTAACATGAATGCTAGCCCTAACAATGTAAACAGAACATATATCAAAGATCAGAAATTATTCCAAACGGAATTATCTAATACAGAAAAAGCCTTACAGAAGCTTAAACGTGAATATGGTGAGGTACAGCGTACTGCATCAAGAGTAGGGCGTGCCACCCACTCAGCTACTGCAACAGGACGAATGACTCATTTGCAAGCGGAGAGACTACGTTCTGACTTTAGTAAGACTGATTCATTTCAAGAGCGTAGAAATGCTAATGAGCAACAACGTTCGCAATTAGTAGGGCAGATTCAAAAGGACACTGCTAGACAGCAACAACTACGTGAGCGAGCAGGATTAGAAACCGACCCCGCTAAGAAACAGGCTTACAAAGCTGAGGAAAGTGCTTTGTATGACAGCATTGATGCTAACCGTAAACTGGTTGAACAGATAAAGAAGGTTAATGATGGTTATGACCGACTAATCAATGACATGAAAACTAGCCAAGCCACAATGAATAGTTCAACTGTTAAGGTTGATGCAGATAGAAATACTATCTTAGGTCAAATGCAATCGAGAGCACCGTCTATAGCTATGGCTTCTATTGGAGCAGTAGCAGGTGCATTTGGTGGACTATATGCTAAAGGTGCAAGTGCAAGTCAGTCTATGCGTCAACCCTCAATCAGTATTGGACAACGTACTGGACAAGCAGACTACCGTTCTCTACGACGTGAAGCCCAAGCAATGGGTGTACAGCGTTCAATGGGATACAAGGGTATGGATATGCTACAGTTCCAAGACGATGTATTAAGTAACATGGGTTATACCAATAAGAAAGACTTAAACAAGACTACTCAAGCATTAGCCGAAGGTACACGAGCTGTTCCTGTAGATAAAGAGACTCTTGGAAGTTTCATGAACGATGTCATGCAAAATGGTTCGGTGAAAGACAGTGCACAAGTCAAAGCGATTCAAGAAGGGTTCTTAGGAGCGATTGAACAGTCTGGTATGGCAGGACGTGAAAAGGAGCAGTTAGAAGCTCTGAAAGGATTATCTGCTCAAGTATTTACTGGACGTAACGGTAGCAACGAAGAACTGAAAAACTTAATGGCTATGCAGACCATGTTAAGTGGTACAGGTAACCGTGCAGTACAAGGTGAAGCAGGAGGACAGTTACTTTCTGATTTAAGTGCAGGTGTGACAGGCGCTATAGACGACCCTAAAGCTCGTATGATTTTTGGTATGGGTACGAAGTATAAAGGTGCAAGTGGTTACTACGACTTGTCTAAGCAATTAGAAGGTGGATTCAACTCCGAGAACGCACAGACTGTTATGGATGCTGTTAAGACGTACGGAGGTAATGAAAAAGACCAAAAAGGGAACTTAATGCGGTTTTCTAAAGAATTATTGAAAACAGACATGAATAGCGACCAAGCAGACGGAATATATGAAGCTTACGGAGAGGGTAATCTTACTGATGAAAAAATCAATGAGATTATGAAAAAAAATGAGTCTAAAGGCGAGAAGAAGTATGACAAGAATGGTAAGGAATACGCTAATTCATCTGACGGACTACGTAATACCTCAGAAGCTATCACCGAACAAAAAGCAAGTGAGACTTACGACAACAAGTTAACCGATAACATCGCAAAAGTAAATGAGAAGATGGGTCAACTACCTGCCGTAGTATACGCGTCTATCATTGCTTTAGGTGCTTTCACAGCTTCTCTAGCTACTTCTGCCGGAATGAGCTTTGGTTCGAGCTTATTGAAAGAGAAAGCAACTACTCTTTTCGGAGGAGAAGGAGCTAAAAACGTTGTTAAGAGTGTTGGAGGTACGACTGGTGGTAGCTCACTGTTAAGTGAAGTAGGTCAAGCGTTCAAGTCTGGCAAGTCCTCAGGTGGTATTAAAGGCGGAATTAAAAATGCGTTTGGTACGGCTAAGGATGTAGGTAGTTTAGGTGCAGGTTCCATTAAAGACGCATATGCTAGTGGTGGATTCAAAGGGGCGTTCTCCGAAGCTAAAAGTGTAGGTAGTGCTATCTTTAAATCTGGTGTAGCGGATGATGCTGTAGCAGGTGCAGGAGAAGCTATGCAAGGCGCGTCTAAAGCGGGAGGACTCTTTAGTAAGCTTGGCAAGGGAGCAGGCAAGGTAGCAGGTAAAGTAGCTGTACCTTTGATGATTGCTTCTGAGGCATTTAACATACTTGGAGCCAAAGACAAGGTGAAAGCTACGGGTGAAGGTGCCGGAGCTGTTGGTGGTGGACTTGCAGGTGCTTCCGCAGGAGCTACATTAGGTGCCACAATCGGTAGTATTATACCCGGTGTAGGTACTGTCATAGGAGGCGGTATCGGTGCTATCGCAGGTGGTATTGGAGGAAGCTCACTAGGTCGTAAAGCTGGGGGTGCCGTAATTGATGCGGGAAGATGGGTAGGCGAAAAAGCATCTGATGCTTGGGACGGTGTTAAAAACTTCTTTAGTGGTGAAACTGCCGAAGCAAGTGAAATCGAAGATTCTGTAGGCGGTAGTGAGGCTTTAGAAAAAACGCGTAAAGAGCAAGCCAAAGGTGGAAAACAAAACCGGGCAAAAGATAAGGAAAACAAGGACAACACCAACAAGCACATGACTGCGGAGAAAACCCGAGAGAATAACAACTCTATAGAAAGTGCCAACCTGTCTTTGTATGCGAAGTTACTAGATAGAGCAATGCAGATTTTAAATCGTGCAAGAGCTCAAAACGGCATTTTTGGTAATGGTAATGGCAATGGAGGAGGAGTCGGAGACGACAGTTCCGGTGGAGAACTTAAAAGTGGAGAAGACTTTGGAGGAGACTGGGAGAAAGCTATTAGAGACGCGGCTAAGAAGTCGGGTATTGATGTGAGTGATTCCGAAGTGCAGGCTATTCTTAGTCTAATCAAAGCAGAATCAAATGGGGATGAGAAAGCAAACCAAAGCTCAGCAGTAGACGACGTGAACATGCACAATGGGTCTGGTGGGGCAAAAGGGTTACTACAATATATCCAGTCTACCTTTGACTCATATAAAACTAGTAGCAGTAGTGATATTTACAATGGTAACGACCAGTTACTCGCTTTCTTCAATAACTCAAACTGGAAAGCTGACCTTGCAGATTGGCAACGGCGGTACCCAACAGGGGATACAGGTTGGGGCCCTAGTGGTAGTAAAACTCGGGCTCTTGGCGGACACATTACTTCCCCTGAACATGCTTTACTTGGTGAAGTTGCAGGACAAGATGAGTACGTTATCAACCCTAGTCAACCTACAGCTCCTAGATTGTTAGCCGAAGCTACTGCTAAAACTGCTCAAAAATTCCGTCTATACGGTAATGGTTCGGGCAACGACTGGACAAGTCAAGCCCTAGCTAGTGGTGGCGGTGGAGGTACTACTTCTCCTAACGTAACGTTACAAAACACAAATCAGATTACGGTTAGTGTGAACGTGAAGGATGGTACACCACAAGACATCGCAAGACAAACAGGAGACCAAGTAGCAAGTAGACTAGACACTATGGCTAGTGATGCAATGGACTTTTACTCAAAAGAATTAAAACGGAAATAAGAGGGGGCAACCCCTCTTTTAGGAGGTAAACAATATGAAAAAAATTGTGCCTGATTATGAAGAGATAGCCTTTGAATATAAAGTACCCGCAGGACTAGTAAGACGGGTTTATAAGAACACTGTAGGTTCTTACTTGAACGTGTACTGCCAAGTGTTAGACAACGACCTAAGCACAGAAAATATGGAGTTAGCTCGTGCGCTTGCAGTTGCCTTACTAAAAAAAGTAGCACCTATGAGAAACCAACCTGACAGGGTTAATGCTACCATCCTAGCCTACAGTCGGCTAGCTATGGATTTAGCAGTTATAGACCACGACTACCGTAACAATTAGGAGGTAAACTATGGGACAAGTGATAAAACGATATCCAAGATTTGACATAAAGTTTTACACTGAGGAAGACACATATCACATCAAGTATGATACCATGCAAAAATCTACTGATGACTTTATGGGTCAATCTGTAATTAGCTTGTCTACTAAAAATGCTATGGAAGATGATAGTGCGGTATTCTCCGTAGTTCTCGCAGGTGACGTATACTGGGACAGAATCTTAAAAGCAAATGATGCTGTTACCCTAAGTATTACACCAAGTGAGGAAGGAGACCAACCCGAGAACCCTGTCTTACTTGTAGGGATGATTTCAGAGGTACAACTTGAAGGAGATTATGGGGAAAATTCTAAGATGTACCGTATTACTGGTCAATCCTTTGCCAAGGCATTTATTAATTTTGAAATTGGTGTTATTCAAGAAGTGCAAGTTATGTTAACTGATATTGGTTGGTTACCTGATAGTGCCGAAGACGGTGGAATTGACATGACGCAGAAAACAGCCTCACAGCTTGCCGAGGGAATCATACAGCATTTCCTACCTTATATGAAATACAGTTATAAAGATGTAGGAGGACTTGATAAGTTTCTTACATGGCAATTGGATAGTTGGCAGGACGAGGAACGACTAGCCGATGTAACACCTTTCATAAACTATGAAGGCACATTGAAGCAGATGTTAGATGATGTAACAGGTAAACCGTTTAATGAGCTGTTCTTTGATGCTACACCTGATGGTAAATGTCAAATGACTATGCGTAGAACACCCTTTGACCAAGCAGACTGGACAAAGCTTCCGGCTTACTATGCAACATCTAAGGACGTAATCAGTGAGTCTGTAAGTATTAATGACCAAGAAGCTTTCACCATTTTCAATATCTCTCAATCTAACAATTTGTTAGGAGCTTCTGGTGTAGAACTAGATGCTTACCCACAGTACTTTGACGAGTTATTCAAAAAGTTTGGATACAAGAGATTAGAAGTGGAGTTTCGTTATCTAGACACTGCTGTCGTTTCAGACGATGCTGATACTGAGGAAGCTGATACGGATTCAACAGGTGCTAGAGAAGACGAGGACAAAGATAAAGACGATAAAAATGACGAGGATAGCACTACAAGCTCATCTCGTGCCCGTACAGCATCTAAAAAGGACTCTGAGGGTAAATCCTTCACGGAGGCTTACAAGCTAACTACGAGCTTCCTAGAGGCTTACACGAAGGACAGGCTTAGAGTGCTTAAGAATAAGGTAGCTACTTCTATCACAAAAGTAGACAATCGTATTACAAAAGAGAGTGCTGAAAACGTTGTTCAATACTATATTGAAAATAAGAACTGGACAAAAGAGGACTTTAGCCGTCTAACAGGAATCCAATTAGATGATGAAGCCTTACAAGCTGATAAGACCAAGCCTACGTATAAGAAAGTTACTAAGTTCATGAAAAAGAACGCAACAACAGAGGTAACCACACTTAAGAATAAGCTGTTAGCAGAATTTAAGCTGACAGATGACCAAGCGGTAAGTATAGCTAGTGAGTTTATTGCAGGTAGTAATAATATCTCCGAAACAAAATACAAAGAAATTATGAAAGACCGTAGTAAAGAAGGTATGGAAAGTATCGGGACAGCATCTAAGTTTTTATCTGCCTTCAAGAAACGGTTAGCTAATTGGTATTGTGAGAACCCTAATTTCTACTCGGGAGACATCGTAGTAAAGGGGAGCCCTGATTATCGGTTAGGCGGAAGACTTTTCTTAACAGATGAGCAGAATGATGAACTGTGGGAATACTATATTGAATCAGTACAACACAACTACTCATACACAAGTGGTTATACAACAACCTTAGGTGTAACAAGAGGCTTGCAAAATAATGGAAATGCTAGGTTTACGAATCTTTGGGGTAAGTCGAAAGACTTCAAAGGTGGCTTGATGGGTGAATTAAGCATGGAAGAACTGCTTAAACTACAAGCCGAGGAAGATAAGAAGAATGAAGTTGTAAACAATAATAACAGTTCTGGTGGTAGTTCAGGAGGAAGCTCTGGTGGGGGTTCGAATATACCGGGTAGCACAATTGCTACAAAGGCTGTTAACTATGCAAAAGCCAACTCACGGTCACAAGGTAAGGAATCGTACTATTTATGGGGTGGAGGGCATGGAAGTGCAGACCCATTCGCAAGTCAACCTTACGGTATGGACTGTTCGGCATTTGTATGGTGGGTGTTTCACAAAGCCGGATACGATATTGGTGGAGCAAGTGCCGGAACTACATGGACAATGTTAGCTGATAACAACCTACAAACGATTAGTAGTCAAGGGTCTAAAGACCCTAACCTATCGAGCAAGATGAAGATAGGAGACATTATATGGTTTTATGGAGACAACGGTCATATTGGAATCTATATTGGTGACGGTAAGTGGATAGGCTGTAATGGCTTTCCACCAGAAGATCACTCAGCAACAGCAGGTATTCAAATCAGTGATTTATTTACTGGTTGGTGGTGGAATGAATTTAACGGAAATGTAAAACGAGTAAAATAAGGAGGAACAGCATGGAACAGGTAGTAAAACGTTATCCACGTTTTGACATAAGTTTTTATACAGAAGATGACGAATACCACATCACCTACGATAGCCGGAAAGACTTTAGTAATGACTTTGTAGGGGAGTCTGTAATCAGTCTATCTACAAAGAACGCTATGGAAGACGATAGTGCGGTGTTCTCCTTTGTACTTGCAGGGGACGTTTACTGGGATAGAGTACTACAAGCGAACGATGCCGTAATACTTAAAATAACACCTAGTGAAGAAGGTGACCAACCCGAAAACCCTGTATTGCTCGTAGGTATGGTATCCGAGGTAGCGTTAGAAGGGGACTACGGAGAAAACTCTAAGATGTATCGTATCACGGGGCAATCTTTTGCTAAAGCCTTTATCAATTTTGAGGTAGGGGTTATCCAAGAAGTTAGTGTAACGCTTACAGACATTGGGTGGCTACCTGATGATGACAGTGGAGCAAATGGAGCTCTTGCTATGTCCGGTAAAAACGCTAGTCAAATGGCAGAACAAATTGTTGACCGATTTATCGAATACATGCAGTATAAGTATAAAAAAGGTGGATTGGACGCTTTCTTAGAGTGGGAGTTTGATAGTTGGGTAGACGCTGAGTGGTTAAACGACCCTACACCGTTTATTAACTATGAGGGTTCACTAAAACAAATGCTTGATGACATTACAGGTAAACCTTTTAACGAATTATTTTTCGATGCAACACCGGAAGGTAAGTGCCGTATGACTATGAGACGTACACCTTTTGATGAGGCTGATTGGGTACGATTACCTACATACTATGCCACATCAAAAGACGTAATTAGCGAATCAGTAAGTATCTCAGATACCGAGGCTTATTCTATCTTTAACGTTGCAATCCAAAACATGATAGGTTATGAATCTAACGACTTGGGGTCTAAACCACGGTTTTATCGAGAATTAATGAACAAGTTTGGTTACAAGAAGTTAGAGGTTGAGAATCGTTATCTCGGGACTTCCATTGGTGGTCAGGAAGATGATGACACCGAAGATGCTGACACGAAAGCAGATAAGAACAACGATAAGAAGGGCGAAGAAGATAAAGACGACACGAAAGATGAAAAGAAAGAGGCGAAGACTGCTAAGGCAGACACTAAGAAAGACGACAAAGAAACTACGTCTTCAAAATCATTCAATGATATCTATGCGTTAGTCATGGGAGTTCTTCAATCCTATTCTAGAGAAAATGTCCGTAGAAAGAAAGAGACCGTTGCAGGTAAGATTCAAAAGATTGACAAACGCCTAACCAAAAATATCAGCATGAATATTTGTGACCGTTATTACGAGAACGGTAAGATGACCAAAGATGATTTTACTTTGCTTACCAATATCAACCGTGAAAACGGTGACCGAGGAAATGGGACAACTAAACCATCCTACAACAAGGTAAATAAATGGTTGAAGGAAAATGCTAGTAAGGCAGATGGCGTAACCTCTCTTAAGAATATGATGTTAGACGAATTTGAAATGACCGATGCACAAGCCAACAGTATTGCAAGTACATGGGTACAGGACAAGGGGCTTACATCACTACAATACAAAGATGTTATGAAATCAGACGAGAGCACCGCTTCTATGGACGTGGATGGTAAGAAGCTAGTAGAATTTACCGAGCGTTTAGCTAACTGGTATTGCGAAAACCCGAACTTCTACCAAGGGGACATTGTGGTGAAAGGGAGTCCTGATTACCGTTTAGGTGGACGTTTGTTTGTTCAGGATGCTCAGAATAACGAGCTATGGGAATATTACATCGAGTCTGTACAACATAATTACTCGTATACGAGCGGGTACACAACTACGCTCGGAGTAACTCGTGGATTGCAAGATGGCGGTAATGCTCGGTTCCATAATTTATGGGGCAAGTCTCAACCATTCGAAGGTGGATATTTAGGTGAAAAGACCTTGCAACAATTATGGGAAGAGCAGAAAGCTAAGGATGCTGAAAGAGGTCAAAGCAGTGGAGGTTCTAGTGGAGGAGGCACCTCTGGTTCTGGTGGTGAGTATACAGCCGGAGCAGGGACACAACTAGCGGTATTTCCAATCGATATGATTAATATTACTCAAGGAGAAAATGGTGGATTTAGTCATCAAGGTTCACTTGCTATGGACTTTGTTGGTACTTCTAGCGGATATCCTTATAATGCTCCATTTGATTGTGAGTGTGTCTATACAAGCAACGCCGCTGTAGTAGTTTGGCAGTCCCAAAAACCAGTAAAATGCGTTGACGGCAGTGTTTCTTATGTTACACTCATGTGTATTCATGATAACAACTGGGCAAGTAATAAAGTAGGAGACAAGAAAGCCAAAGGGTCTCGTCTTGGGGCTACAGGTATGGCAGGTAACGTAACAGGTGACCATGCCCATTTTGAAGCTTCTAAACAGAAATGGACAGGGTGGAATCAGAACAGTTATGGTCAATGGTGTATAAACAATCAAGCACACATGGCGGACATCTTCTCAATCAAAGACAATATCAGTGGAAAACAAACACGTATTGTTAATGGTTACGGTTACAACTGGCGTGGGATTGACTGGGATGATAAGACAGGTAAAGACAAGAAGGAAGGTAAAAACAAGAAGAACGCGAAGGGTGGTATTTACTCACCAAACATCCATGGAGCTTTAGGAGATTATGCCCAAATCTACTCTAACCGTACAAAAGTAGCTAACCCGTACAAAGGAGAAGACACACCTTTCATTGACACAAGTCATGTCGGTTTTATTGAACGAGCTGAAACACCTAACTTACCAGATGTATTACCAACGGTTGCAGGTAGCGCAGTAGCTATGAATGCTTTCAACTTTGGTATGCAGTTCGAGAAGTCTAGTGGACGTACAGTGATGTATGACTGGGGAAGCGGTCACTATGACAAGTACCCATTTGAGGACGACATCATCTACATCGACAATTCTGCTTTCATCTGGTGGTGTTACAAACAAGCCGGTATTACCTTAGGAGGTAATGGATACAACTTCTCAGGGTTGTCAATACTAAATGATTCAAGACTACGTACAATACGTACCTTTGGTCAGAAAGATGAAACTATCTTTAATGACATGAGAGTTGGAGATATTTTATCCTTTACTAACGAACGAGGAACCTTAGGTTTATACGCAGGAGAAGGAAAGGTACTTATCTGTCAAGGTCAAGGTAACAACGATGGACGTAGTACTTCTGGTATTACCTTACTGACTATGAACCAAGGAGACTGGTGGATGCGATTTAACGGAATCGTAAAACGAATGAAGTAGGTCTTAACTGACCTGCTTTTTTTGTTTCTAACATACACCCATGAATGTCCTATTTAAATTTTCTGAGTCCTTCTATATTTATTATACTATTAGTAATATATAGTATAAGTATTAGAGAGTATATATAAGGAGTCCAAAAAATTAAAATAGGACATTTACCTCGTCAGTATGAAATTTACCTAACAAGGATGTGTGCTATAATATTAAGTAGAGAAGCAAGAGAAAGGAAGGGTTAACTTGGCAAGAAGATTTCAGTCTGGACTTGGGTCAGAGTTCACAAGACGTTACAAAGAAGGTCAACAAGTAGATACATTAATGTTGATGTCTGTAACGAAGGTTCACTACAAATATAATACTGTCGATTTAATCGCATTAAAACATAAAGAGACGTTTACTACGTCATACGCTAACGAAGGTAAATACTCAGCTAAGTTACCTATGGAGTTTGGGGGACGAAATATTGCAGGACAACCTTACGGACAAATCAACCCTGTTACAGTGGGAACAATTGTTCTTGTAGGGTTTGTTCAAAGTGATAAAAATAACCCTATCATCCTGTCTGTATACGGTAACAATGCCGTAACAGAAAAGCTTGCTCGTGCACCATTCGTGTCAGCAGAGCCCAATGATGAGTCATTAGCAAAACAAATGTATCAAAAGTTCACGTTATACCCATCACTAACATACGATAGTGTAGACGGTGATGGTACTCGTGTAGTATCTTTCTCAGGTAAATCATTTATCGTATTTGATACGGCACCTAATACCAATGCCACAATGATTTCTGACGGGAACTACGGGACTACTTACGAAGACTTAGGGACATCATTCTATAACGATGGTGAAGTTATTGAACCAATGTCAGGACTAGCACCTAACGTTCTATTTAAGCACCAAGGGGTTCTTGACTCTAACGATGAACCAGACAACCACCAATTCATGATTCACATTGCAAGTGACGGAACTTACCGTACTTCTCAAATGAACAAGAAGGAAGATTGGCGGACACTCTTTGAAATGACACCTGAGGGGGAAGTCCGTCTACGTAGACAAGGAGATACTATTCGTCTAAACGATGGGTTCCAAATTGGTGAACTTGAGATTGACAAATACGGGGTTGTTCGTCTACGCAATGGTGAGATGGACTTAGAAGTTCGCAGTGACGGTCTATACTCACAAGGTAAACCTTTAGGGGAATCTATTGGAGGGGACGTAGACTTATCCGAAATCTACGATAAATTAAATGGTATAGATAAAGACATTGCGTGGGCTAACACTGAAATCACTAACATTGGTGGAGAAGTGAAAGTCGTAGCTGAAAAGACGACAATCATTGACGGTCAAGTAAAAGAGATGGAATCCTCTGTTTCTATCCTGGCTGAAAAGATTGAGACTAAAGTATCTGCTGTTGAAGTAGAGGAAATGATTGACGATAGCCTAACAGAAGTAAATGCAGATATCCAAAAGGCTAAAGATGAAGCTGAGAAAGCAAATAATATGATTTCTGACATGGCTAACGATAATCGTCTAACTCCTTCCGAGAAAACAGATTTATCAGCTGAGTGGGAAATTATCAAGAGTGAGTATCCATCTTACATTAACCAAGCAAATATCTATGAAGTGAACAGTGACGCTTACGAAGAAGCGTACAATAAGTTAGAAGACTTCGTAGAGGGCGTATTAGTCGATATGAACGCTACTATGGTCATTGATGGTACACAGATGCGGAACTTGTTTAAAACGTACTACAACGAACGTATAGCCCTTTTAAACAGCATCTTAAAAGGACTAAAAGACGGTATCACAGAAGCAATGAAGGCGGCTAGTGAAGCCCAACTAGACGCAACAGATGCTTTAGCGAATTCAGCACAAGCTCAAATTGATGCGAACCGTGCCAACAGCTTGATTGATGACATTGCAAGTGACGGTAAACTAACACCATCTGAAAAAACTCAGTTGAAAAAAGAGTGGGATATTATTGTTAAAGAGTATCCTAAAACTATTCAACAAGCAGTTAAGTACAAGGTAAATACGGATGACTTAACGTTGAAGTACAATACGTTAAAGAACATTGTAGAGCCGTTGTTGCAAGACTTGACACAAACGAGTATAGTGAATGGACAAGAAGTACGTGACCGTATGTCCGACTACTATGCAAGTAAAACGCAGGTACTGAAAGATATCTCTGACTTAGCTCAAGATGTAATGACTGACTACGGTAACCGTATCAATGTAGCAGAAACTGCTATCACTCAAACAGCCGAAGCAATCACATTGATGGCTACTAAGGTTGAGACCATTGATGGAGATGTCAAAGCCAACAAAGCACAGCTTGAGGTACAGGCAGAACAAATCAGTCAAAAGGTGACAGCATCCGAAGTTAAGGGTGTCGTAGACGATGCTATCAAGGATATTCAAGTTGGAGGAACGAACTTATTTGTTATCTATACGCAAACTAACGGGTGGCTTAATGAAACAGATGGTACGGTTGGTGCAGTACAGGACAACTCTGTTGTTTCTAACTACATCAAGGTTCGTGCAACAAGTCCGTATGTAGCTTCATTATTTAATAACACAGGTACGAATACGATTGTTATTTGCTGGTATGATACAAACAGAACATTTATTTCTGGTCAAGCAGTAGCTAACACAGGAGATTTCTCACAGCAGTATAAATCTCCTGAGGGAGCTGTATACGCTCGTTTAAGCTACAAGCGTGCAAATGTTACATTGATGAAGTTCGAGTCAGGGACTAAAGCTACTGATTTCAGCTATGCCTGGGAAGATATCAAAAATGACCAAACATTGTTAGAGCAATACATCAAAGATGTTGAAGCGCAGGCGGAAAAAGCTCAAGAAAGTGCCGATGACGCAAAGAATAACGCTGACCATGCTAACCAACAGATTGATGATATCGCAAATGACAATATCCTAACACCTAGTGAGAAGCAACAAATCTTATTACAGTGGGAAGAAATCAAGACTGAGTATCCGTTGAACATCGACCAAGCTAGCAAGTTCGGTGCAAATGCAACGCAGTACACCAATATGTATACTGCTTTAGACACGTACTTAACTCCTATTTTAGCGGACTTAACTACGAACTCAGTAATTATCGGCTCTACCTTACGTACTACGTTCAAGAATTATTATGACCGTAGAACAACTTTGTTGAACAATATTGCTGAGATTTCTAAAACTTTAGCTAATAACGCACAAAATAAGGCTGACCAGTTAGATGATGATATGAATAACATAGGGGGCTACAACTACGTTGGATTCTCTTCTGGTGACAATGTTTACCCTAGACTAATGATTAAAAATGTAGGGTACTACTCGACTGTTAATGCCAATTTGTCCTTTGTAGACGATATGGTTAGTATGAAGTCAAAGGTATCTGGCTCTCTGTGGTACTATAACATCGGTACAAGTTCGAGTAGTCTATTTAGTAATTTAGCAGATTTCCGAATGAAAGAAGTTAAGCAAGGGCAATGGTTAACTGCTTCTGCAAATCTACAAGTAATAGGTGTAGGTTCTGCTAGTCTTAAAATTTTCTTATACAACGGAAGGTGGGAAGAAGCATCTAGCCAAGAAGTAATCGCTAGTAATGGTGTCCTTCGTGTAGCAGTACAACAAAAGGTAAAGGCTACAACAACAGGCGTACTTGTTAGAGTTCAAAGTAGTAGTTTAGGAGACGTAGAAGTCCGATTCGGTAATGTACAGCTAGAGGTTGGTGCACGAGCAACCCCATGGAAAAAGTCTGATATTGACATTATGGAAGATATTAACAATGTTGTTAACGACATAAAATTATATCCAGCTTGGACAAATGATTTAACTAACTACAAAGAGTTCACAAGAGTATATCCGAAAGCTAACATGTTAGCTAATTCTAAACTTACTTCGTTAACACAATGGAGAAGTTGGGATGGGGCTACTGGGTCAACTAGAGAGTTGAAAGAAATACCTGATAGCCCGGCTACTTACACTAAAAAAGGTTTTTATTTAAAAAAACAAAGTGCAGGGAACTGGGGGTACGCACAAGACGGTGTGAAAGTAGA